GACCAGGGTTAGCATCAGTTGCACCGCCGTCGCCAAGAGGAGATACGGGATCGTTGTATGCTGCAGGACCCTGAGTGTTACCAGAGAAGTTGGTGTCAGGCTCGTTGTAGAGTGCCTCGGAACCAGCACGAAGTGCAGCACCGTTCTCTTGGTAGTGGGACTTCATCGCAAAGATTAGTCCAGTAGGACCGCTCATTGGTTGAACGCCACAGATGTCGTATGCAACCAAGTTAGGCATTGCACGACGGATGAGGCTGATCATTACTGGATCAAATCCAGCAAGTCCACCAGTTTTGGTATCTAGACCGCTACCAGATAGTGCGTTAGTACCGATTGCACCAACAGTGTTGGATGCTTCGTTGATCATACCACGCTCTTCGCGTAGCTGTGATTCTGTGTTTTCTAACAGAACAGCGGTAACAGCCTTTCTATAGTTGTCTTTGATGGTGCCAGCACCTTCGTGACTTAGAACAGGAGACCACTTTTCGGTTAGAGCTTTTGAATTAAACATTTTGCTCCTTGGAAAAAATAGGGATTAAACAATTATCAGGATTGCCAGCGATTAAGTGCGGAAAGATATTGTGCCATTGCTGGACTTACATCTTCTCCTGCACCCTCAACTGGGGTCTCGTCTGCAACTTCACTTTGGGTTACAGTTGCTTCCTTGAAGTAGGACTCTTTGATGGTAGTAACCTTCTTAGAGAACTCTTCTTCGGTAGTAAACTCAACACCCTCAGCGAGTGCCGCGAGTTTGTCTTTCTGAGTATCTGCGAGTCCTTCCGAAACAATGTTCAGAACGTTGAGTTTTGCAGATTCGTTAAGACGATTTTGTAGTTTCACATTAGCTTTGACCTGTTCGTCAAGGCGCTCTTCCATTTCACGAATAGATTCAGCCATACCCTCTACCACGTCAACTTTGTCGTCTGGGATAGAGATGTAGTGCTCTTCAAAGAGACCTTTGAGACCTGCAATGAAGTCTTCGGTGATCTCATTCTTGATGCCACGGTCAATAGCAACTTGGTTTTGCTCAACCCATTGACCGATAGCGTAGTTCACTGTGCCGTTGACTTCTTCTGCCATCTCGCTCTTAGCTTCAGCGAAATGCTTGTCAAACTCAGCAGCAAAGTGCTCTACAAGTTTGTCATACTCTTCAGAAATTTTCGCTTTGACAGCAGCCTCAAAAATGGTCTTTGCTTTCTCAGCGAACTCTTCAGAGAGTTCTGTGCCTTCAATTAGAGCAGCAACGTCAGCGGAAACGTCAACTTCCTCCATGGAAGGTTTGATTGGATAGGTAACTGGACTACCCATCTTGGTGCCGTATGCTACGCCATCACCTACGGAAGGTGCAGGGTCCTTACCAGGTTTGCCTGCAGTAGAGGTAACACTTGAGTCTTGCGATACAGGTGCTGCCGCCTTAGCGCCAGGATTCTCTTCACCATCGTCATCGTGCTCATTAGGAGTAGTAGATGTACCACCAAGATCTGCAGGAGCAGATTGACCTGAAGGAGCGACGCTAGGAGCGACGGTTGGCATAGGATCCTTTCCGCTTGCAGAACCAGTCTGTGCGTCAGAAACCTGAGAGGGGTCACTACCAGTGCCAGGAATAACGTTTGCAGAAACGGTTGGCATAGGATCGCCAGCTTCCACAATCACCTTTTGCTCGGTAACGAACTCCTCAAACTTTTCGTTTAGCATATCTGACATTTGAGTTTACCTCGTAATTTCCGTATAATTAATCTAAGTTTATTTATAAATCACAGTTTTCCGAGGAAATGCTCAAATGCTTTGAGCGTTCTCTCTTCCAACTGATAGCGCGATGCGCTTTCAATATAACGTTGGTATTTAGCAACTTCTCTCTCTTTTAGTAGACCGTTGTCCCATACCCATTCTTTTCCTTCCATGATACCATTTACAAATGCATCAGGTGCGGAAGGGTCTGCTACAATATCAGCAGCAGTTGTTAACATAAAGTCGTCCGCAACAACGTTGCAGTCTTCTGACTTTTGGATGCTTCCCATACCACGAGAGGAAACACCTAACTGAACACCTTCGCCAAGTAAGTTCTTAGCGATGTTACCCATTGGTGTGTCGAGGATTTGTGCCTTGCCAATGAAGTTATTACCTTCAGCGCGGAGACTTGTAATCCTATGTGACACTCTATCAAGGTTGATAGTAGGTCCATCAGGGTGACCGAGTTCACCTAGAGCACGCTTGGATTTAACATATTCCTCGTTATATCTCTCAACTTCTTTGTTGAGAACATGAAAAGGATACATGCGTCCGTTACGGTTCTTCAGTTCAGACTGGAGGAATACACCTTCAATATAAAGGAGTTTCTTTCCGTTCTTTTCCTCAGTAAGGATTTGAACGTCTTCAATCGTTTCCGTTATCAGTTTCATCGGTTACTTCCGTTTCGGTTTCTGTGGGTTCATCAAAGAACGTATTTGCTACCACCTTTTTGTAATCTGCCATAGCATCAGATGCCTTGGCAAATAACATGTCGTGGATTGCATTAATCGCATTGGCGCGTTGATTATCGGCAATTTGATTAACGATATCAACCTCACCTTGGAGTGAATTTACTTCGGTAGATTCTGCCATAATGATAGTTCAGTATAATTTATTTATCTCCGCTGGGTTTTGACGGTGCGGATTTTGCTCTTTTGATATCTCTTTCGAGCGCAGCATCAGCAGCATCTGCTTCTCTTTCAGCGGATGCATCTGCTTGTATATCTGCAATTTCTGGAGCGAGTGCAGCGTTCTGTTGCTGCATATTGTCTAGAACATTTACTTCTACTGGATCGATAGCGAGACCAGTGTCGATGTCTTGTCTCATCTGCTTATCAATCTCGCGCATATCTTTGGTAGTTTGACCCAAGATATTCTTGCGGATATATTCTGTAGAGAAATACTTTCCAACAAAAGGATCCATCTGAGTGACAGTCATCATTCTTTGGTTCATCATTTCAATTTCCTTTAGTTCATTGAAGTGATTATCAAAGAGATAGTCATACTGGATATGCTCCTTCATGTCATCCCAATCTTCAGGGGAGATTACTCCCTTGAGGATGAGCTGAGTTTTAAGCATGTCTTGGAACATCTCAGAGAATCTCTTGCGGAGACGACCAATGAACTTCGTGAACTTAAGTTCGTCACGGAGGACTTCAGTGGTCTTACCAAGATTGAATCCTTTATTGTCGTCTGTGAGACGGGAAGGAGGAAGATTGAGAGAATTAAAGAGTTTCTTTTTGAAATACTCAACGTCCTTGAGTTCTCCAAGGTTCTGTCCTCCAGGCAGTGTCGTGATCTCAGTGCCACGTCCACCCTCTCTGCGAGGTAACCAGAAATCCTCTAGCATACTCATGTGCTTTTTGTCGTCGCGCATCTCACCAGTCTGTGCATCATAGACTAGTTTGTTGCGGTAGCGAGACATCACATCGCGAAGATATTGTTCTGCCTTTACCTTAGGTAGATTACCAACGTCGATGTAGAAAATTCTTCTTTCAGGTGCGCGAGATAGTCTGTAGATAACAAGACTGTCTTCGATCATCCTGAGTTGGTTGAGTGACTTGATTGCCTTATGTAAGAAACCAAGTGTCATTCTCTTGTTAAGATCTTGCAAACCAGATGGACAGAATGTAATACTGTCGGTTGCCATCTTAACTCCCTGTGATAGCGACATGTCGCCAACAGGACCTAATACACCACCTTTATAAAATCCTTTTGGATTATACAAATAGTAGTCTACAAATGTTCCGTACTCGTACTCAAGTGCTGTGCCTTTAATTGCTGCACGAGCTAGAGCATCTTTCGGTTTGTTGTCAATTTTTTGGCGGACCTTCTTGATCTTCATTGGATCAATATAACGAAGTTCCGTAATACCTTTCTTTGGATTATCTAGATCGATAACCTTATGATAGAATAACCTACCATCGATATACCAAGTTCTAACAATCTCATGTGCGCGATTGTCAAAGTTCAACAAACGTTTGAGATACTCAAACTCATTACGAATTTTTCTTTTAACTCCCATACCAACATCTAGATTGTCTAGATTGATTTCGACAGGAGTGTCGTGTGCGTCGCTAACAATAAACTCGTTAACAACTTCGTCAACTGCGCTATCCACTTCAGGGTGAATTGCCATGTCGCGATAACGACGGATCATCTCAAACTCATTACGAGCTTGATTATCCGTATCCACATAAGTTCCATAGTACCCACCCGCCGCTACGGCGATGGGTTCATCAGCAGAAGGAGGGACAGGGGATTGTCCCCTCTGCCCCTCCTTTCTGTTAATCTGGAAGCCAAATAACTGACTCATGATTACAATTCAATAGTTGAGCGTTCAACTATTTATCAGACTACGCAAAGACCAGAAACGCCTGCTCTTGATCCGCCTTCTGCAGTGAAGTAAGAATACTGCCACTCAACTGTAAATTCTTCGATCTGATCGTTGCTGTCATAAGCAAGATCGATAGGAGAAACGTTAGTTGGGAAGCAATAGTGTAGTTTGTACTCTCTAAGAATTGCACCCTCTTCGGAAGCATCCTTCTCAAGTTGCTTAACTCCAAGATCTGCTGTGTAACCAGTAGAGTTGTTAGGAGTGAACAGAGGAGAAGTATTGCCCTCGTGTGTGTTGATGCTATTCGCCCATTGCTCAAAGAATGCACGGAGTTTGAAGTCCTTGTCATTGAAGAAGGTAGCAGTCCAAGTATCGAAGGTTCTATCACCTGCGATCTTAACTGTTCTTCCTCTGAAAGGAACTTCGATAACACCTAGGTTAGATCCTGGAAGTGCAGCAGACTTACAAAGAATGTTTGTAAGAGTTGCATCTTCGGTCTGCAGTGCGATCGACTGTGGGAACTGTACATCGATCAGGAACATATTGGGCTTGACGCCCTGCCCAATCGTTTGTAAGAACTGACTTACGTTGGATGATGCCATTTGTTAATACCTCGTAATTTTTCCTATTATTAATTATCTACCAACAACTTCACTGAACGAGACGCCCGTTCTTGTAGCAGTTACGGTAACTGTTACATAGTTGATAGAGCGGGTTGGCTTGAGGTAGAGTTCAGCAACAAACTCGTTACGGTCGATGACTTCAGGTGTGTTATTTGTTTCGTCACAAACAACTAGGAAATCAGTAACGCCTCTACGTGCCTGAACCTCAGCGAGGTAAGAACCGATAGAAGCGGAGAAACCAGAACGGGTAGTGCTGTCATTCTGCTCAAAGAGAACTGCTTCTGCTAGACCTCTTGCTCTCTTCTCAACATTGAGGAAGAGACGACGAACGTTGATACGATCGAATGCAGAAGGAGATGAGAGAGCAGTCTTGTCACCGAACAGGACAGGACCAGAACCAGGGAATGCAACGATTGGGTTTACTGCGCTGCTGTAAAGATCATCGCGTTGTGCCTTGTTAGGATTGAACGCAAGTTTTACAACATTCTGTAGACCACCACGGTTGGTGCCTGCAGGAGAGAACCAATCATCTAGAATTGCGGAAGTAGAAACGCAAAGACCAGCAACGTCACCATTGCAACCGATATAACGATACTTATCGTTGAAACGATCGTAGGTGTACTTAACGCCACTGTCCTTAACAACGTAAGAACTAGATGCAATTGTGTCCATGAACTCTAGCGTATTTGCTAGTTGAGTTGCAGGAGCTAGAGCAGCGCCACCAGAAACAGCGACCTGATCACCAGTCCAAGGAGAAACGAATGCGATGCAATCCTTTCTGCTATTTGCAATTGCTGCAACTGCTGCTGCTTTAGCACGAGTGTCGGTCTCATCAGCAGCGTCGCCACCCATGAGAATGAAGTCTACGGTTGTTTCTTCTGTGTCTAGGAATAGATCATATCCTGCTTGGATTTCACCAGCAGTATATGCATAGTCATCAGCACCACCAGAAAGAGCACCACCTGCTGTAAGAAGAATTCTTGCAAGGATTAGTGGGGAAGCAGCAGTAGCACCATAAGATGCAGCAGCAGCGCCAGGATCCTCACCAGCAGTTGTTACTTCACCAGCACCAAGTGCAGCACCAGCGTAGATATAGTTAGAATACTCGTTAACAGCATCCTTCCAATAAGTAGATCCACCCTCAGGGGATTTAGCATCGGATAGTTTCGAGAGATAGGTTAGTCTCTCAACGATTGTATTTGTTGCAGTGTCAACAACAGCAACGTGTACTTCGTCATATGATAGGAAACGCTCAGATGCGAAAGCACTAGTGCCAGGACGAGGAGCGATTGCCTTGTAAGTTAAACCTGTATTGCCGATTGCTCTTGCGTTCCAGTCAGAAGAAGTGTATGCAGCAGATGTATCTCCAGATGCAGGAGTTGGATCAGCAGATCCTCTGACTACTCTGAATTGATTTGCGCTGACTACTTCGTAAACTTCGTGAGCAACGGAGTTATCGTCTGTGTATGTACCACCAACAGCAAGACCGTGACCAGTCTTAGTGATGGTGAAATCTGGACCTCTGTCGGTAATGACAACCATTAGATTGTTGCCATCAGCACCAGCGTCACGAGCAGCAAACTTCTCTGAAGTTACACCTGCATCGAATGCTTCTTTGGTTCCGACTAGAACACCAGTTCCAGATTCTGTTGCGTTTAGCACACCAGTTGCTGCACGAACAACTGCGAGTTGACCACCGTAACGGAGGAACTCAGATGCTACTAACCAGTCACCAGCATTTGCCTCAGCTGGTGCGCCGAATGTGTCAATTAGTTCTCTCTCAGAACCAATTTTTGTAATTTTGCCTACGGGTCCTTTGCGGAATGAAGAGGCAATAGCACCAACTAGAGCACTAGAACCTACAACAACTGCATTGGATAAATCACGTTCTCTAATAACAACACCAGGCGAGACTTGACTTGCCATGTTTTTACCTCTTAGATATCAAATTTATCTAAAAGTATTTAGAAATTCCTCTTGCTCTAGAGGGGAAACAATGCATGAACACACTACCAGTCTGGATACTCGAAATCCGACAGGGGTCCTTTTCCCTTTCTATTATTTAGAATTCTCTTTACTGTACAATCTTTGCATTCATATGCATATGCTGACGGCATTCCTCTTTTTGATCTTCTAGTCATGTAGAAATCTTCAATGAGGTTTTTTGTTTTAAAGCATGATCTACATTTTCTTTCTTTGAAAAGAAGGTGTTCCAGACTGAACTGATCCCCAATATCCATCAGTAGTTCCACATATAACCGACCTCTTCTTGCTTGTCTCCGTATGCCCACAGATCGCCGTCAGCATCAAGGAAGGTATCATCACCCATGCCATCATCGATAAACCCAAAAGGAGCCATGTCCTGTTCGATTTGGTTTCGTTGTTCTTCATAAATTCTCCTACGGATGTCCTGATCGGTCATCTCTTTAAAGTATTCCTGCATGACTAACCATGCAAACAATACCATGCACATAACAAGGTCGTCATGGTATCCTTCGTCTGCTTCCCACGCTTGTTTCTTCTGTACAAACGTAGTAAGTTCCTGGAAGATTTGGAAATCGTTGAATAGTAATTTATCTTCTTCAATAATTGCTTTAAGATTAGCGCAACCAATTTTCTTCACAGTCACGCTCATCTTGACACCTAATTGTGTCTTTGTTCCTGAGAACCCTTGTCCAACGACTTGTCCTGCTCTACCGCGCATAGCGCACATAAGAACATTAGGATATTCCAAATCGTAGTTAAGAGTAGCAGCGATACTATCACCGATATCATTTACTTCTACTAGAATGTAAGGATTGTTGTATTCCTTTGCTACTTGGAAGATGACGGATGGAAACAGAACAGGTTTAATTTCATTATTTCTGTACTTCGCAACGATCTGATACGGCATCGTGGTGATATCAAACACGATGAAAGCACTATAGTCGCCGCCAATTCCCCTGGCAACATCGACAGTAATAATATATTCGTGATCTTTCTCTGCTCTCGTATAAACGTCAAGTCCTGCATTGCTCTGGATTGGATCATGAAATGGAATAGTCTGGAGTTTTGCTGGACTGATCAGTGTGTCAGCAGAACCAAGGAAGTCACATTCAAATTCTTGTGCGAACTGTCGTGGTGACGTGTTCTTAATTGTCTCCTCTTTCCATTTAGCATCACGCCCAGGAACTTGAGACCAATGTACTTCGTTTGTAACATAATCATTCTTGCCTCTTCTAGCATCTTCCCACATCTTATAGAAGTGGTTCATGCCGTTAGGCGTAGAGATGATAATTACTTTCGTTGATTTACCAGACGTAATAGTAGGATAAACAGAGGCAAAGAATTGCTCTGC